GTGCCAACAGCCAAGTCCATAAACGACTCGTGCACTTCTTGGGCAAAGTTACTATTAGCTAAAACTTCAAAGATGTATTCAGTAACCTCATCGAGGCTATTATTTACTTCGTCTTTTTCGTCAGGTGGAACTTCGCTACCCGCCACCAGATCCGACCAGCGAGCAAAGTTAGGGACAAGACCACTCTGCAACCGCGAAGCAAACTCTTGAGTGCCGACCACAGCCGTTTCATCAAAGATTTTGTCATCTCGACGCTGACCGGGCGCATTGTAGTAAAAGCCCTCTCGCTGTGGGAGAGCATAGTCATAACACTCTTGGAACAAGTCTTCAAAAACCACGCGATGTGTTTTCGCAGTCTCATATTTTTTAAGATAGTGTTTCGCAGTTTCATGCATTTAATTAGCCCTTTAAGTAGCCGCCAAAAAATCCTCGACCACCTTGGGGGCTTACAAGCATAGCGCGACGACCGGTTGTGCGGCGCAACAGTGACGCTTCTTTTTGAGCAACAACGTCACGGCGCTCACGAATCTTTTGAATCTGAGGAAGAACCTTTTTTTCTGTTTCGATTGCTTCACGCGCTGGCTCTACTATTTCTTTTTGCATAAGTTCTGCAATGTCTTTTAGCATTCGCTCTTCGCGTTCACGCGGAGTCTCGCCGCCGGTAAGTTTTGCTATACCAGTTTGAACGACACGTTGAGCAGCTTTATATCCACCACCACGGCGTTTGCGACTAGCAGCGCGACGAGCCTGACGTTGTTGCATTTCTGCTCTAAAATCGGCCGCGCGATAGGTTGAAGCAAGTTGTGCTGCACTTCTTGGGTCAGCACCCAACTCAATAAGTTCGTCCTTATATTCTTGATAAGTCGCCATATTAATTACATCCTGCTCCAGAAGCCTTGCTTCTTTTGTTTAGGTTTACGAGTAAATATATCAAACTCGCGTTTCATAGTAAATGGCTTTGCGGTTTTGTTATTACCCAGCACTTCGCGTCCTTCGCCACCACCAAGCATCAGATATTGCAACGCATCGTGAATGTGAGAAAAACGGTTCTTGTCAGGCTTGTCATCATAGCGTTCACCAGATACTTGCATACGCCTATAGCCATAACCACCCTCAAAGCCTTTGATCAGTTCTTTGCATCGAGGGTCAATCAGAAGGCCGGGCTTACCATCAACCAACCGATTGAGTGTTCCTGCCACAGCTTCAATACGCAGCGACACATCATTTGATTGTGCTGGCCGAGCAGTAAGACCAGCACCACGCAATACTTGGAATGGAGTGCTTTCGTCAGTTTGCGCCCTAAAGTCACCAGCAGGGTCGCCAATAATATTTACTTCGCAGTCAGAATAACGAGTAGCAATTTCTTGTCGCAAGAGTTCTGCGAACCGCACGATTCCCATGTCGAATGCGACAATCTCTTGGAGAATGAGCCATCGTCCACGGACACGCTGACCAAAAACAGCAGCAGGAGTAAGGCCAAAGTCGAGGCCAACAAACACAGGGACTCCACTTGCGACGGGTATTTCCTCTTTAGCGATGTGTAGGTCTGGTGCAAACATTTGATATACTGGTTTACCTTCATTGATAGCCCCAAGCTTATTCATAACATAAACATCAATCCAGCTTTTTGTCTTACCCCTGATTAAGTTAGGGTAGTAGCTGGCAAGCATGTTCTTTTGATTTTCTGCATCCTCATTCGGGTGGTAATCAAGGATTGTTCCGTCTTTTGTTTTTTCTTCTTTCATACCGGGAGGCTGAGTAAAGAACTTCCAGTTGTCGGGTGCAACTAACATCCGCGCCTCTTCTGCCGAAATGTGGTCGGGCACGGGAACTTCTCCTGACATTATAGGCCACCAATGATCCTCCTCTGGAGCGTTAGTATCTGCGATAACCCCAGTCCATGTCGGGCCACCGTCCCGCATAGATGGGAAACGACCTACACGCATGGTGCAGGCATCAATGATAGACTTGGGAATCTCCCTTGCCTCATTGATCCAGATGCCAGTCAACTCCAAGGACAGCAATTTCTTCACGTCCTCTGGCCTATCTAACGCAAGGAACAAAACCTCTAGGTCAAGGTCGCCCTGCTTAATGTGATGAGTGTAAGGCACAGACCATTGGAACTTGCCCCACTTATCTTCCGGGAACCAATCCAGCCAAGTCTTAATGGTCGTTGTTCTCAGCTGTGGGTTGGTATTACGAATGATAGCCCAGCGTGAACGCCGAATGCCATCATCATTCTTTTCCTGCGCAAGAGCGCGGCGAAACACTTCAACACAACAACCAACGGATTTACCAGAACCAACCGGGCCACGAATGCCACGGAAGAAAGTATCATCTTTCATAAAGTCCTTGAGGACTTGTCCGTCAGGTTTGTATTTAAATGTTGTCAATGTTGTTATCTACCCCGACCTTCAAGAGGTTCTCAACTACCTCTGGCGCAATGATAGAGATAAGCTTATCAGCTTCATAGTCAGTGCAAAAGTCTTTTGGGTGATATTTAAGATGCACCTTTTTTACAATCGTTCTAAGAATGCGGCGCTCTTCTTCGTTAATTGTGTGCAGGAAGCTCATCATTTTCCTTTCTCACCTCACGCAAAGCGTCAGCAAAGGATAGCTTGCGAGAACTATTGTTCTGCGCCTTGATTGCTTTCTTGCGATCTTTGCGGAGTTGTTTTTTATCCACTGCGATACTTCCGTGTCTTTTTTGCAACACTTTTCGGCTGCTTAGAAAACTGTTTGCCAGCACGGCGTGCCGCACGCTTTTTGGCTGTGGTGCGTGCATACTCTTCATCGCTAAGTGCTTTGATGGCTTTCTCTGGCAAGTAACGTTCACCAGTAGCCTTCGGCCCTTGGGTGCTAGGCTTGCCTGACTTAGTGCGCCACTTTTGCTTAGTCCATGCGCGAAGAGATTTTTGCGGGGCTTTCATTACGAAGTATAGCCTCCACCGCGCTTCTTGTATTCACGCGCAAGCATTTGAGCCTTGCGTGCAGACCACTGTCCCGGTGCGCCACCTTTACCGCCGCGTTTGATTTTCTCAAATAACGACTTACGCATTCCGGGCTTGGTGTAGTTACCTGCTTCATTCACCGGCATTTTCTTGCTCTTTTAACTTACGCAAAGAGGTGGGAGTGTTTTTAGTGTTAACCTTCTTAACGCGCTTTTCAGGAACGTGAGCGATTAACTCAAGTCCGCGTTCTTTAGCAGCTTCTTCTGTCAGCAGGTTAATGCTATCAGAGGTGAAGGATTTACCAGAGCGCACAGCGCCGTTGGCGAGAATCACTACATCACCAATCCACTCCTTGCCTGTCGTGTCATAATACTTCGTCATTTGCCATATCCTTTCAACATTGACTTCTTCTCCTTCTTTTCCTTCTTCGCAGCTTCTTTAGCTTTGCGAATACCAGCAGGAGTGTAGGGGAACTTCTTTTTACCAACTTGAGGCATATCAATCACCATTTAACCTTATCAGCCCAGTATGCCGCAGACATTTTGCCTTTGGCAATGTTTTTCCGATGACGCGCCTTAAAACTTGCACGCTTCTTTTTCATACGTTCCGACTCACCCTTCTTGGGTTTGCCAGCAGTCTTAGCGCCCTGTTGTCCAAAGCGAATAGTCTTTATTTTATCACCCACCTTCGCAACAACGATGTGGGACTTCTTGGGATGACCCGGCGTGCGCTTCGGCTTATTGAAGCCACGCACTCCAGCACGAACAAGGCGAGGATCACGTTTGCTCATTATCAAATCCAATCAAGCCAGAAGTAGAATATTCTTCGCCGCGCCATTGAAACTTGCCCTTACCTGCATCAGCATTACGATGCTGTGCCTGCAAGAAAGAAAGATCATCAAGGTTTTCTACAGAAGACATTCCATCAAAAGCATTTTTAACACTAGACTGCGCAAGATCTAAAGATGAATCAGCCAGCGCGCCAATAGGTAAACGCGGATAGTTCTCATCAAGATCAGGCTCAGGGTCAAAGAACTCACCCAAGCGTTCAAACTCAGGAGGAATGTTATAACCAACTCCAGTTAGTTCATCATCAATCGGGTAAACAGTATAACCGCCAGATTGATTAACATCAGCCACCAAGTAAGGAACAAACTCAGGCAAGCTGCTCATCTGCGGAAAATCCATCGCAGCCAAAGGAAAAGAAGATTTATCAGGATGTTTAGAAGAATAGCGATCAATCGCTTCCTTCATAATAGCTAAGAACTCAAGAGGAACATTATCTTCATTGGACTGACCGTCAAACATAAAGTTATCCATCACAGTGTTGTAAGCTGCGCCAGCAAAATGTTTCTCATAGTCGATCATAACGAACCTTTTGAGTAAAAAATATATTTCACACTATACTTTTTTTATCGAGCCTTGAGAAGGAAAAATGTTTGTAGGAGTCCTGATGCTACCTGTGGTCTGCGTTTTTTCCCCCGCCCCCCTGATGTCTTCAAGGCAATGTGTTGCTCTGACGTTTTACCCTAGGTCAATTTCTACTTTGATGTCACCGGCGTGCAAGTGCATATGCTTATCGGGGGCTTTCAAACCTGCCCTGTCCAACAAATCCTTGCTGGCTTCAAGCTGGACATACTCCGACTTGGCGTTGGCTGATAGTCGCGTCACTTGATGGAGGGCTTGGGTCGCCTTTGCGCCCAATTCATCCCGAACCCTTTGCATCATATACGCTTGGACGTGAGGCTTAGCTAAAGCCTTGGACGCGCTCACTCTTCCCGTTTCACCTTCTGCATATCCTGCAATCTGCGCCGCTTCTTTTATTGTTCCGCCATTGGCTACTAGGTGCTCGACCAGGGCGGTTTGTTTCTCTGTCAAACCAGTCTCAGGATTCTTAATCGCATTACCCATTTCTTCTTTCCTCCTTTGCTAGATTGTCGCCTCACACTTGGTCCTAAGCACGGCAATAAGCTTGCCGCACTTGCGGAGTTTAAGAGGGTTTGTCAATTCAAATCAAGGACAATCGACAAGCAAGAGGTGAGAAAGCAATATCATTACCCTAACGCGAAACAATATTGCGCAAACAGCATAAACAAAACAATATCATTGCGCATTTAATTATTGACGCCAATACCGTTATCCCCTAAGTTATACACATAGCAAGACTGTAGGAGGTAACACGCTATGCAACAATCAGTTATCAAATCCATAAGCCGCTTGCAAAACAGCAAGCAAGGCAACCCCCGCTTTCATATTGAAATGACAGACGGGACAAGTGCCGCCACCAAATCAAACGCCGGTTGGGCTTACTCAATCGTGCCGATGATGTGGGAGGGCAAGCGGTGCACATATGAAATCAAACAGTATAAATCAGGCTATCGCGTATTTGATAGCGTGGAGGTGTAAGATGAAACTATCACGACAGCACTTTGAGTTTATCGCAGACGACATTGCTCCTCTGCTAGAAAATCCAACCAGCATTGAGGTAATCGCTGACAAGTTGGAAGACACAAACCCCAACTTCAAACGCGAAACATTTACGCAACGCGCTCTGAAGAACTGGGAAGATGCAAACCTAAACGACATGCGCAACGAATGGGAGGCCGCAGAATGAAAATTGGACAAGACTTAATTCGTAACGAACTACACCGCCAAAGCCTCAGCCGCTGGGCGTGGCGCAGGGCAAAGATGCGCCGGTTTATGAATCGCATTTGTTTCTGGAGGAAAAAATGACCAACAACTGGAGACGCACCATCGGCATTTATATCGAGGCGTTGGAGTCTGGCAACAAGCAACAGGCAGACGCGGCGGCTTGCGAACTGATGGTTATTGCCGACCATCTCAACCGCGAAGGCGTGAAGTATCCCGACAGGATACAAGAAACGCCAAGCAAGATAATCTATCCGAAAGAATGGAGGTAACACAATGGAAAACCTTACACCTTTTGAAGTCCTGCAAGAGGACGGGCATTTGCAACACGTGCCAAGCTTCACAATTTTGACTGAAATGTTCGAAGCACTGCAAGAAGTGACCGGCAACAAACTAAACGGCAATGAGGGATTCTATGCCGAAAATCCGCCTGCCAGCCGGTCCGTCTTGATGCACACATTGGAAAACGAAAAGGGCGAAGACATTTGGCGCATCGTTCAACGCTCGGAATACGAGCAAGTGGCCGAGCGTGTCGGTGTAAGCCCAGAGTATGCGGAGGAATGGATGATTGAATATTGTGACGGTAACGAAGGCCGAAGCTGGGCAGAATTAGATGACTAAAAAATCAAAAGGCAACCCGATAATCTGCGACATATGCAAGGAGACACGCCTTGAGTTTGTCGCCCTGCTAGTCAACCCCGACCCAGTAGAGCACGAGTTTTGGTGCAATGATTGTTACGAAAAAACAATCACAAAGGAGCAAGCAAAAAATGATTAGGATGCACGCGACAGCATATTTAGATGATTGGTTCTCATTCGGTGAGAAAGGTGAACTTGATTTGAATGTATTTGTAGAAGGTGAGGAAATAACCTTTACCGTTTACGCAGTCAAAGAAGGACAAACAACAGACACAGTTCTGGCAACCGCAAGCACCACACTAAAAGGTGGAAGCGAATGACCAGCAAAAGCAAAGCTAAAGGAACTTATCACGAAAAATGGTTTGTTGACTTGTTCAACGGCTGGGGGCTGGAAGTCAAACGCCAACCCCTATCCGGTGCACTCGGTGGCGAATACTCCGGTGACTTGGTTGTCACCATTGCAGGAGAAGAATACATCGCCGAGGTAAAATATCGGAAACAAAAACGCTTCCCCTCCCCCTTCACTGTTTTGAAAGGCAGAGACATTGCACTGTTCAAGCACGGCGAGACCGGGGAAGAAGCAAAGGACATTCCGCGCTGGGTTCTGGTAATCCCTGACCGGATCGTGGAAAAAATGATTAAGGAAAAAATCAATGAACATTAACATCCAGATTGAGGATGAACTGCAAGAGGAATATCACTACACGCTTGGCTCATTGGCCAAAGCAATCTGTGACTTATTCGTTGTTCGCAAAGAAGATTTACTAAGCAGGAAGCGGATGGCGCATATAATAACCCCGCGTCATGTCCTGTATTACATGGGCTACACGCGCACACATCACACGCTGAACACTCTGGCAAACTATCTAGACCGTGACCACACGACAATTCTCTATGGCGTGCAAAAAATTCGGTCGCAATATATGGGCAACAAAGCACTGCAAATGAAGATGGACGAAGTTGATTTGTTAGCCACAGCCTATGAAGAGAAACGGCAAAAGAATCTCGAAGACATCAGAGAAGAGGTTCAGGTGATGGTCGAGCGCATTCAGATGGAGAAACTCAATGGACTATGAAGCCAGAATGCAAGCCATTCAAAGTAACTTCATTATGAAAATGGCTCAGATGTATCAAGCACCGAAGCACATCAAGGACAACAAAGAGCATGTCAATGTGTATTGCAAGGAGATACGCGAGGCCATCAACAAACGACTTGATAGCCGCATCCCCAATGTCGAGGTGCTGAATGAACTGCTCGACAAAATATGGGACAAGTGCATTTCAGAAAACACTTATCGTCTTTACTTCACGCCAGCTTTGGTGATGAAGCACACCACGAAGGTAAACTCAGACTATCAACAGCGGCAAGCAAAAGCTGACAAGATGTTTGAAGAAGCATTCACACCGAAGGCGCAAGAACAAGAGCGTCCCCGGTCTGTCAAGACTGACGCAGTCGCAGGCGGTTGGACGATTGAGAACTGCAACGAACACATTGCCAACATGGAAGGCATGATTGAGCGTGGAGAAATCAATCGGTATATGGGGCAACACCTTATGTCTATTCCTAAAAAAGCAAAAGAACGTCTGTTAAAAGCTGGACAAACTGAATGAAATCGTTATGATTTGTATTGAAAGGAAGGTAAATGAGTAGAGATAACGAAATCCGCAAAGCATCTATTGGTGGCAGTTGTGCCCTTCGCATCATGGACGGTGACTGGCACGGACTGTGGATGGAGAAGATGGGCTATCGTGAAAGTGCGGACCTATCGGCAGTCTTGCAAGTTCAGCTTGGCGTTTGGACAGAAGAGTTCAACATCAAGTGGTTTGAAAAGCACAATCAAGTTGAATGCTACAAGGGCGCAAACGGAGACTATGAGCACCGCTACCACTACAAATGGGATGG